GCCAAAAGGGCAAGGCAGGAGCAAGGCGTAGTGGTCTCAAGCACAAGGACTTGATTGGTATTCCTTGGAGAGTCGCACTTGCTCTACAGGCTGACGGGTGGTATCTGCGTCAAGACATTATATGGCACAAGCCCAACCCCATGCCCGAGAGTGTAGCCGACCGCTGCACCAAGTCGCATGAGTACATTTTCATGTTGACCAAACAGCCCAAGTACTACTACGATCACGAGGCTATCAAGGAAGACGCTGTGGGCAAGCCTCATGCCCCTGGCAACAAGAACCGCACACAACCCGAAGACAAGGGTGCTCGTGATCCTGCACTAGAACCTGATCGTGTGTGGGGGGCAGACGGCAAGCGAAACAAGCGTTCGGTGTGGACGGTGACTACCAAGGCGTACAAGGGTGCACACTTTGCCACTTACCCAAAGGACTTGATCTTGCCGTGTGTGTTGGCAGGATGCCCTGTGGGTGGCACGGTGTTTGACCCGTTCACAGGCAGCGGCACAACTGCTGTGGTGGCATTGACTCACGGACGGCACTATATCGGCACAGAACTAAATCCTGAATATGTGAAACTGGCAGAAGCACGAATTGCTGAAGAAGTGCCTAATACTTTAGAAGGAGCGTTGCAATGAAAAAGAAACTAAAGCCAATTGGAAAATGGGTACTAGTCGCAACCAAACTGGGCGGACAGAAGACCACCGAAGCAGGAATCATTTATAACGAAAAGGTTACTTGTAAAATGGTTTGGGGTGAAGTTATGGACATTGGCCCCGATCTGACCGAAGACATTAAAATAGGCGACAAGGTAATGTGGGACTTGACAAAGAACCTTGGTCGCGGGTATGATGGCAAGGACTTGGTGCATCAGGACTGGATCGCAATGGTGGAACGATAATGGACTTCTATACAAGCGTTGATCTTCGTGGCAAGAATGTGCTGTATCGCGGGTGGCGAAACGGGTGTCGTGTACACGAAGCAGTTCCGTTCTGCCCAACGCTGTATATCAAGTCCAAGCAGCCCACAGGGCTAACAACCATTTACGGCAACCCTGTGGAAGCCATTGATTTTGAAAGCGTGAATGACGCTCGTGAGTTTATTGAGAAATACAAGGATGTCAGTAACTTTGAGGTGTACGGCAACACAGGATTCGTATATCAGTACTTGTATAAAGAGTTTCCACACGAAGTGGAGTACGATTTCTCCCGTCTGCGTGTAGCCTTCTTGGATATTGAGACTTCGTGTGACAGCGGTTTCCCGTCTGTGGATTCGCCCACAGAACGCATCATTGCCATCACGCTGACTGTGGGCAAGACCACCTATGTGCTTGGGCTTGGAGACTTCTCTCTTGAAGGCGTGGAAGCAGAGTGCTTCACAGACGAAGAAAGCCTGCTGCGACGGTTCGTGGAGATTTGGAAGCACGAAGACCCTGACATTGTGACAGGGTGGAACATCCGATTCTTTGATATTCCGTACTTGGTGGCTCGCATGAATTGGATTGCCGAAGAGTGGGGCAATGCCCTGTCACCGTGGGGGCGGTTGCGTGAAATGGTTGTGAACCGAATGGGACGCGATCAAAAGGTGTTTACCATTGCAGGCATTTCCACCCTTGACTATTTGGAACTGTACATGAAGTTCACCTATGTCAAGCAGGAGTCGTACTCCCTGAACCATGTGTGTTCGGTTGAACTAGGCGAGGAAAAGGTTTCGTATAACGAGTACGACACTCTCCAAGAGTTCTACACACAGAACTTTCAAAAGTTCATGGAGTACAACTACAAGGATGTGGAACTGGTTGCCAAACTGGAAGAGAAACTAAAACTGCTTGATCTTGCTGTAGCCCTTGCGTATTCTGCTCGTGTAAACTTTGAGGATGTGTTTTCCCAAGTCCGTACATGGGATGCCATTATTCACCATCACCTGATGAGCAAGGGCATGGTGGTTCCGCAGAAGCGTGAAGCAGAAAAGAAGGAACAGTACGCGGGTGCGTATGTGAAAGACCCCCTTGTGGGAATGCACGATTGGGTGGTGAGTTTTGATATTAACTCCATGTATCCGATGACTATGGTAGGAATGAATATTTGTCCAAGCACAATAATAACAGAAAAACATCTGCAAAAAATAATTTACCAAGCATAAATAGATGGGGATACAATCAATACCCTCATCTATTAGGAGCGGCATATGAAACCTCTCTCTTATGTGTATATTCTAACAGATCCAACATCTAATAATGATCCATTTTATGTTGGTAAGGGAACAAATCACCGAGATCATTCTCACCTCAAACCATCCATGTGGAAAACACCAAAAAACACTGAAAATCCATTTTTATACTACAAAATAAGACAGTTGATGCAAAATGGAACTCCACCAAAACCATTAAGGCTGTTTAAAAATTTAACAGAAGAAGAGGCATACGATATCGAATCCGAATTGATAAAAAAATACGGAAGGAGGTTTGTTGACGGTGGAAAACTATTCAATATTTCTGAAAACAAAGGAGGAAACCGTCTTGGGTGTAAACTTCCTTGGTCTAAGGATAGAAAAGCCGTACATAAACTTTTATGTAAGAGCCAAAGGATATACGACCCAACATATGAAGAGTTGTACCTAGATTTTGTTGTTGGTGGAAAAACAAAAAAACAAATAGCACTAGAAAATAATTGCAGCGATGTCTTAGTGAAGAAAAGGCTCAAAGAATTGAATATAGCGGGTCTTAAACCAAAAACAAAACGATATGGGGTGAGAAATGAATGGGTATGTAAAAACTGTCAATCCGTTTTTTCATCTTCTCCTTCCGTTAAAAGAAAGTTTTGCTCTCGTAGGTGTTATCGGGACAACAAGGTAAAATGACAAGACAAGAAGCCGCAAAAATACTACTGTCAAATATGAAAAATGGAAAACTTGTTGGTGTTACGGTTGAATCATTTTTACAGGGGAAAATAGATCAGAAAATAGTTGATGCTTGCAAGAAACTGGATTTTGTTCTTTCTCCAAATGGATGTCTCTATACAAAGAGGTCATTAGGGTTTCTACCCGAACTTATGAAAACCATGTACGAGGAACGCAAGCGGTACAAGGGACTCATGTTGGGCAAGCAGAAGGAATTGGAAGCACTCCCGCCTGATGCTCCTGCAAGCCAACGCAAAGCCATTGAATATGAGATTTCCAAGTACAAGAACTTTCAGATGGTTCTTAAGATTCAGTTAAATTCGGCATATGGTGCACTAGGAAGTGAATACTTCCGTTTCTTTGATGTTGCACTGGCAGAGGCTATCACCCTGTCAGGGCAGTTGAGTATTCAATGGATTGGCGAAGCACTTAATCGGCATCTAAACAAACTGTTCAAGACCACAGGCGAAGACTATGTGATTGCCAGCGATACCGATTCCGTGTATTTGAAACTTGGTCAAGCAGTACGGCAAGGCTTCAAGACCGAACCCGAACCCGAAAAGGTTGTGCCGTTTTTGGACAAGTTCTGTGAGCGTGTGCTGCAACCGTTTATTGACAAGGAGTTTGCCCAGTTGGCTAGCGTTACCAATGCGTATGCCAACAAGATGTTCATGGGGCGAGAAGTAATTGCACAGAAGGGCGTGTGGACTGCCAAGAAGCGGTACATGCTGTCGGTGTGGAACAGCGAGGGTGTACAGTACAAGACTCCCAAGTTCAAGATCATGGGTATTGAAACCACACGGTCGAGCACTCCTGCGTATGTGCGAAAGGCTTTGAAGAAGGCAGTTGAGATGGTGCTCCTAAAGGACGAGTCCACTCTACAGCAATTTGTAAAAACTACTCGTGAAGAATTCAAGGGGTTGCCGCCTGAAGCAATGGCATTTCCCCGTTCAGTAAACGGAATGGGTGAATACAAGGACGCAAAAACCGTATATCGTAAATCCACACCTATTGCGGTCAAGGCTGCACTGCTACACAATCAATTGGTGCACGCCAAGGGCTTGGGCAAGAAGTACAAGAGTATTGGTGAAGGCGAAAAGATTAAATTCATCTATTTACGAACACCCAATCCTATTCACGAGCATGTGATTGGTTTCACATCCACTCTGCCTCCTGAATTTGAATTACAGAAGTATGTTGATTGGGAAATGCAGTTTGAAAAATCATTCTTGGAACCACTCCGCAGTATTACAAATTCGGTGGGGTGGAAAACAGAACAAGAGAATACTTTAGAATCACTTTTCGTGTGATGACCGCATAGATACAGTAACCCCTTACAATGGAGATTTACAAATGGCAACACTAATTTTGAAGATGCGTAGTGGCGAAGAGATTATCTCAAAGGTAACAGAGAAGTTTACTGGCGAAAATGTGACAGGATACCACCTAAAGAATCCGTGCATGTTGATTCCTGTTCCAGGTCGCAACGGTCAGGGTGCTAGCCTTGCCATCGTGCCGTGGATGGCTTCTGTAAAGCAGGAGCAGGGCTTTGAGATTCCAAAGGACGCAGTGCTGTTTACTGCTGAACCTGCTGACGATCTAGCAAATGAATTTAATAGTGCGTTTGGTTCGGGACTTGTTGTGCCTAGCAAGGAGATGGCGGTTCCCTCGCTCAAGTTGACTACTTGAGATGGCACCAATTGAATTAAATAAGCAGTACATTTGCAACCTCCTTCGTGAGAGGAAGGAGTGGTTGCAAACTGAAGTAAAGAGATTGATGCTTGACAAAGGCTCGTCTTCGGTTATGATTGAGGCGTACATCCGTGAGATGGAAACCATTGACACACAACGAAAGGCATTAGGCAAATGAATCTAAAGGACATTCTAAAGGCATCAGGCAACAAGTACGGCAAGATTGCAATTGAAGGGCTGGACGGCAGCGACACCCAATCGTACATTTCCACAGGCTCGTATTCGTTCAACGCTTTGGTGAGTGGTTCCCTGTACGGTGGTCTGCCTGACAACAAGATTGTAGCCCTTGCAGGCGAGCAAGCCACAGGCAAGACCTACTTTGCCTTGAATGTGGTTCGTGAGTTCCTGAATGCTGGCGAGAACAGCATGGTGCTGTACTTTGATTCCGAGCAGGCAATCACTAGCGAAATGCTAGACTCTCGTGGCATTGATCGGCAGCGGGTTGCGGTTCTGCCTGTGGCTACTGTGGAAGAGTTCCGCCACCAGTGCATTTCAGCCATTGACAAGTATCTGGAAACCGATGAAGCCAAGCGTCCACGCATGATGATTGTATTGGATTCGCTAGGCATGTTGAGCACCGAAAAGGAAATGAACGACACCGCAGAAGGCAAGAACACCCGCGACATGACCCGTGCACAGGTGGTCAAGGCTGCTTTTCGCGTGCTTACCATCAAGTTGGGACATGCTCGCATTCCCATGATTATGACCAATCACACCTACGATGTGGTGGGT